GGAAACCAAGTGAAATTAGACCAGGGCGATAGCCCTAGTCGTTAAGATTTTACCTGGTTGCAGTGAGAAAGTATTAAAAAAAGACAAAAAAATAAAAAAAAGACTTTACAAATCATATTTTAAATGTCTAGAAATACGTATGGGGTGACACAAGAGTCTCAAATTGATCATAATATATATTATCGGCCATTTGGACTTTTGCCCCTTCTAAAAAAGAAGGAGTAAAAATTGCAATTACTACTAATTAAACAAATCTTAAAACCAATAATCACTAGATGTGGTACAATTCTGGGTTCATCGCTTGCCGGTGCAGGAATTGCAGTTGGTACAACAGAAAGTATCGTTTTGGGATTTACGGCGTTAGCCGGAGTATCGATCGATCTCATAACAAGGAGATGGATTAAATGAAATTAAAAGACATCATAATAGCAACAGTAGCCGGATTAATAATGGGTTTATCATTATTTTCCGATGTGCTGTTGAATACGGGAGTAATATAATATGGGTTTAGGATCTTTTTTACAAGAAAAAATAATGAGACCAAGTCGTAAAATGGGTCGCCAATTAGAAGATTATGTTAAATCAACATATATGGGTGATACAAATGGAATTGAAGGATTACGCAGAAAAAACCAAGGCGGAACAGATCTTGGTAAGTTAAGACGAGACGCACTTGCAAATGGATTTAATCCATTAACAGTATTACGAGCAACAGGTGGACAAGGGTTTTATAAAAATGAAATCCCAATGGGACGTCTGTCATCAGACGCATTTTTTAATACATTTGATAGAATAAAACAACGTAAATATGACGAGTTACCTGTAATTGAACCAAATTATAATCTTGTAGAAGGCAAAGGCAAATTACAAGATATAATGGATAATAATAAAAAATTAAACGCACAACAAAATCTTGGACGGGAAATAATACCAGGACCAATAGAATACGATGTATTTGAAGATGGTGATGGTTTAACTAAAAATACTAAAGTAACAGGAATGTTACGACCAGTAGTTGACCATCGCGGTGTACAACGTAATTGGGTTTCTGATCCAGAAGAAATGAATGTAATAACAGGATCATTATTCTGGACAGCATCAGAATTAGATTATCAATTTGGTAAATTGCTTAATTGGCGTAAATCTTTTCATACTAATGAAAAAGATGGATTACCAATGCATGAAAATGCACGCAAGTTAAACAATCAAAAAATATTAAAGAAGTATTTACACACACCAAAATTATCAAGTGATTGGAGTGGGTATAAATACACGAAAGCATTGAAGTAATGTGCGCCAAGTGTAAAAAAATACGAAAAATTATAACCAAAATCATTGCAAGGAGAAAACGCAAATGAGAATGACTGAAATGATACCAAACTCACCTATTGCAGTACAGAAATCTGTACGTAGCGCAAAAGGCCGAGTGTTAACATCGGGTGATGCAGGAAAAATCCTGCCACTGAAGTATGAATGGTTACACCGCGAAGACGGCTTACGAAGTGGTAAAGTTAGAGTTAACGTTGAAATGATGGAAACATCAGAAATGTTAATGAACGGTGTGGGCGTCACACTTTACGCACATTTCGTACCAATGCTTGCATTTGACCGTTTTAACGGATCAATGGACGAATTAAACCGTTCATATAAAAAAGAAAATGGTGCGGCAGGAAGTGTAGTACCATTTTTTGAAAGTAATAAAATATTAAACCAAACAAATGGAAGTATATATACTACTGGTAGTGCTTCAGTAATTGATACAGATAATTCGAATACTCAAGAATTTTATCAAACTATGGGTATTCATACAGAAGCAACAAATTTTAATACAACAGTTGTTGAAGCATATAATGCAATTGTTAATCACCGACGTAAAGCAAGATCAAAATCGTTACCATTAAGAAACGCATTTGATCACACATTAGCTGACGCGTTTTGGATTAATAATGGAATGCAAAATATTGTACCTGATTATGATCAGAATTTAATTGACGGACAAGTAACACTTGCCGGATTAACATTTCAAGCACCAATCAAAGCTCCTAAAGCGCGCGGTGATGGAAATGCAATTGATGCATCACTTAATCAAACAAATACTAACGCACATATGGCTCCGGCTATGTCGGGATCTGATTTGATTGACGAAGGCGATATGTATTTATTTGAAGATATATATGCAGAGTTATCAACAGGCGGTAACGCTACAATGTCATTAGCTGACATTGAGCAAGCACGAAGAACAGCGGCATTTGCTAAATTAAGAGCAAAGTACGATGGAATTGACGAAGAACATGTTATTGATTTGCTTATGTCAGGAATTAGAGTTCCTGAAGAAGCATTAAAGCAACCAATTTTATTGGGTCGTCAACGTGCAATGATAGGATTTAACCAACGTTATGCAACAGATGGCGCAAACTTGGATAAGTCAGCAACAAACGGTATGGCAACAATTGACATGAATATAAGAACACCTGGAGCCATGAACACAGGTGGAATCATAATGGTGACTGCCGAAATTGTTCCAGAACAACTTTGGGAACGTAAGAAAGACTATTTTTTATATACAACAGACCCAGATACGTTACCTAACTATTTGTCTGATGTATTAGACCCAGAAAAAGTGGCAGTTGTAAAAAATGACCATGCTGACGTAAACCACGCAACACCAGATGGAACATTTGGTTATGCACCACTTAATCATGAGTGGCAAAAAGATGCTGTAAACGTAGGTGGTAAATATTACCGCCCTGCAAATGATGCATTTGACGAAGATCGCGCAAAAATATGGACAGCAGAAACTACAAATCCAACATTAAATGAAGACTTTTATTTATGTTCAGGTTTGCACAAGAAAGTATTTGCTGATCAGGTCAGCGACAGTTTTGAAATTACATGTTTATCGGACATGCAGATTGTAGGAAACACCGTATTCGGTGCAGGACTACAAGAAACTGACGCAACAAGCGATTACGACACAATTACTTCACAAGTTGATTCCTCACGTATCGTGAAGTGATAAAAAGCAGGGGAGTCCTCCCCTCCCCTGCTCATTTTAAAAAGGAAAAAAGAAAATGAATAGAATAAAACACGGTAATGTTAATAAGTGGACTGCAACAAAAGCAGGTCAAGTGATTGAGTTTGCATCAAGCAAACCAAGACACGTTAAGTTTGAAATTACAGCAAATAGTAATATTGAAGTTTGGGTTGCAAGTGATGCAAAAATGTCACAGCCCGTATTGGTGGGAACATCAAACGGAAAAACTGAAATTCAATATACAGCTCCTGCAACAACATATGTGCAAATAAAAGCTGAGAAATCAGCTGATGTATTTGTAAATATACCAGACTTGGATCAAGCAGTAGAAAATACTGATAATCCAAGTTTTACATCGATAGAGCCACGCGTAAACAACTCAACAGAGTTTGATCGAATGGTAGCATTTATGAAACACAATGAAACGCAACGCAACGCACAGCTTGAGGCCGAAAGAGCTGTACTAAGAGCTGAAGTTGCAAAAATAAAAGCAGTACAAGCTGACGAGGCAATTGTAGAAGCAGAGGAAGCAGCAGAAGATGCAGGAGAAACCTCCGAGTAAGTTTTTACGCTGGATACGGTTTATTGACCGTATCCAGTTCTGGCACAGGGACGAACTTGTGCACAGAACACACGTAGAAGCGGCACGATCGTTAGCAGAGCCAAACGCATCGAAAACACTCTGGGTTAAAATTCAGCAAACAGAAAACGACTATAGAGGGGTACACCCTGACATAGTCGAGTTTTGGAAAGCATTTTCCAAAGCAATGAAGCGACGCAATATTCCATTGCGAGCGTTTGAATTTGTACGCACTGCAGAACGGCAACAAGAGTTATACGATAAAGGCAGAAGCAAAGCATCTGCCGGATTTGGCGCACATCAATATGGAATGGCTGTGGATATAATTCATGCAACAAGAGCATGGAATTTAAGCAAAAAAGAATGGGATTGCATTGGTGCAATCGGAAAAGAAATTGCGCGTAAACGCAATATAAAATTAGATTGGGGCGGAGAATGGAACTTCTACGATCCCGCACATTGGGAAATCGACGAATGGCAAACCAAAGTAAAAGATCCATTTTAAAAAGTAAGTTGAATAACTTACATCAGGCAAACGGAACGGAAACTCCATATATTGGAGTTCCGTTTGCCGGCGTTATCTCCCTACCCTTGTTAAGATATGCATTTAGTGACACCAAACTCAGGAAACAGCAGTAAATTATGTGTATCGCACCAATAAAATTAGATGATGGAACTGAAGTTGGGTGTCGCGAATGCTGGCAATGCCGCAAACGTAGAGTTAACGATTACGTTGGAAGATGCATTGCCGAAAGTAAGTTTGCAAAGAAAACTTACGCAGTAACATTAACGTATGGAGGTGACGAAGGCGTTAATGCAGTAACGTTGATTTATAAAGACGTACAGGATTTTCTTAAAAGACTTCGTAAAAAATATAAATGTCGTTACATAGTCACTGGAGAATACGGAAGTGCAAAAGGACGTTCACATTGGCATATAATATTATTCTTTCAGGATAATTGGCCAGAAGTGACGTCCAATAAAAGGGTAAATTGGAAATATTGGGCAAAATACGAAAACGGAGTGTTTCAACATTATCGTGGGTTTTGCTATTTCCAAGAGCCAGATTGGAAAGGTTTTGAATATTGCCTGAAATATGTTCTGAAAGATCAGACATCAAGGCAAAGCGATAGCCATTTGGCTATGAGCAAAAAACCACCATTAGGACACGAGTTTTTTCAACAATTAGCGAAACAATATGTTGAACAAGCCCTCGTCCCACAAACATATTTCTATAAGTTTGGAGACGTCAGGGATTATAAAAACCGAGAAAAAGGATTTATGATGCAAGGCAAAACAAGAGAAAATTTTATGGAAACTTTTATCAACGAGTGGGAAGAGAAATATGACCACGAACCGTTATCAGAAATAGTTAACGACTATTATGATGATATAACGGACATAGAGTACACAGACGAAGAAATGTACGAACGCCTACATTATAAACCAGTTAAATATGTAGAACCTTGGGATGATATACAAGGTGATGGAATATTTAAAGACGATATTAAGGTGGAAGCAGAATACGACGGTATTCCAATAATATATTGGGAAAACAAAAATAAAACAGGAATTCAAATTTATA